TGGGCAAAGGCCGCACTCGAGACAATCTCAAAAATGTCGAAGCCATTTATGCTGCTCTAGCACGTGATCCCAAGAAGGACGCCAAACTTGAAGACTTCCGTCAATATCTTGCTAGGGACAATCTCAAAGAGCCGTCAGCGTCGGTTGCTGAAGATGATGTGGGATTCCTGGGACGACTACGTGATCGCATTGTGAATCGTGGTTACGTGGCCCTGGTAGAAAACAACATGATTGTAGAAGCTGCTGAACCCGGAGTGGGCGGCAGAGCCAAGGGCATCGAACACCTGGAAGATTTAGTGTTTCGTTACGGCGCCGCTGGTATACAACAAGCACTAGACATTGTCAAACATGCCACTGAGTCCCCTGGAACAGTTACTGCCAAGTGGGACGGAAAACCAGCTGTGATATTTGGCCGCAAACCCGACACCGGTGAGTTTGTGCTCACAGATGGTTCAGGGTTTGAAGCCAAGGGCTACGACGGACTTGCTACCAGTCCACAAATGATGGCAGATATACAAAGCAACAGATCTGGAGACAGAACTGAACTGATCAACCTCTATGCAACACTGTTTCCAGTACTAGAAGCTGCTTTGCCCCCTAACTTCCGTGGTTATGTCAAGGGAGATCTGTTGTACATGCAACGTCCTCCTGTGATAGCTGGCAACTATGTGTTTGAGCCCAACACTATTGAATATCGTATTCCTGTCAAAAGCTCTATGGGACAGCGCATTGGCAACAGCAACATAGGTGTTGCTGTTCATAGTATGTACAGTGATGCTGGTGAACCACGACAGCCACTTGGCGGCGTAGCGTTCAATGAAGTACCAGGATTGTTACTGGAGCGTCCTGCCACTCCTAACACCTTGGAAACTGATCCAGCCATTGAAAAGCAACTGCGAATGATTGTTCGCACCTACGGAAACAGCATGAAAACTCTGTTTAACCCAGCTGAACTTCGTACTGCACAAATCACAGATTTGTTCAAGCTGGCAGTGGATTTTATCAATACCAAAGTGGGTGCTCCGTTACAACCTGCTAATCAGTTGGTAATAGAATTTGGCAACTGGTTAAAAACCAAAGTAACTCCACGCAAGTTCAACAACATTGTGGAATATTTGAACAGTCCCAGCAGCAACATTGAAGCCCTGGGCGCAGCGTTTTATGCATTTGAACTGCTGCATGCACTCAAGATGCACCTTAAAGATCAAGCAGACGTTGCCAATCCTGGCGGGGAAGGTTGGGTCATGGCCACGCCTGCAGGCTACGGCAAGCTGGTTTCTAGGTTTGATCCCACTGCATTTGCTGCTCAAAACCGAGCTAGAAATAACCCTCAACAGGCGTGATTTTTCCAAACTAACTAAATAAAAGCAGGGATCATGTGTCCCACTAACTTAAAGGAAATTTATCATGGCAGTATTTACAAAAGTAAACGGAACCACACAACCAGTATTTGCACTGGACGTAGGAAATGGTTCCATCGCAGGAACAGCTAACGTAGCAGCTCAAGGTCCAGTTCAGATCCAAGGTCCAAAACTTGACTTCTTCACTTTGACAGCTAACGCCGCGTTGACCAACGCTGGTAACGTTAACGGTTACTTGAACAACGTGTTGACATCTGTTCAACAACTTGGTACAATCGCAATTTACCAAGCCGGCGCAACAGCTGGTACAATCAGCTTGGCTATCTACCCAAGTGGCGCTTACACCACAACTACTCTGGTTGCTGCTGCTCAAACAGCCAACGCAACTGGTGGCTTGAACATTGGCATTCCAACTGCCAACGTTACTAGCACAGCTAGCTTCACTAACTTGGCTTAATAGCTAGGTTTAGTTGACCACCTCAACCCTGGACGTAAAAAATCCAGGGTTTCTTTTTGGCCTTAAATATCTGTCTAATGAGAATACAGTGCCGAACACTTTTTGATTGCAGTTATACAGGCGTTACAGGCAGCTTCCGCACTAGTATGATCCCGTTTGAAGACAAGTCGGGACAACCGGTACTAGATCTTGCTGACTGGAATCGCAGTAGAAATCAACAGCGCAACTGGGAAACTTTGTTGCAAATACTGGGACTCAAAGCACAACCTACAGACCTGGTGTTGCCTGTTCACCGGTTGGGAACATGGGAATTTGAATTTGCCATAGAATCTGAAGGTGTGTATCTAAATGGCAACAATCCTGATCCACTGGCAGGCCTACTGCAAGACTGCAATGGAGTGCCAATGCTGACAGGACTCACCGAAACAGCAGGAGTTGAACGTAGTATTTCTACTCACGGCCCTGATCAAAACATTTGGTTTGTGTTACTAAATAATACACTGGAACAATAAAATGGCTGATACCACCGACATCGAAAAGAAAAGTCTAGAAGCACATGTGGAATTGTGTGCAGAGCGATACAAAGCATTGGAACGGCAATTTACAGACGTTAGGTCAGACATAAATGATCTCAAAATTATGGCAGAGAACACTCATAGATTAGTTCATAAAATGTCAGAAAATCGCAACAGTCAAGTGATCAACTGGGGTATAGGCATGATTGGAGTGCTGCTGGCAGTGTGCGGTTGGTTGATAACGCAGTATGTCAAAACTCTATGAATAAAGAGCAAAAGCTAGAACGCTTTGCTGAGCGAGAATTCAAGAGAAATCTCGACAACATGATTGTGAAAGAAGATGACGGCAGTTATGTTGTGTTTGGCAAGTATCATATAACACAACAAACACACGGATACATGGTCAGCACTTGGTCATCAGACATACACTGCTTTGACAGCAAGCGCAATGCTGTAAGCTGGTGTGTAGCAGACAAATTTAATCAGCTGACTTTGGCCAACACAATTTTAAATTTAGACCGTAAAAAACAAACATTAGCAGCTGATATTCATTGCCGTCAAGGCATAGGTAGACGCAGCCAGTTAGATCACTTTTATGAAATTATAAACATGAAAGTACAGCCCAAGCAAATTCTGTTAAATTCGGTATCATCTGAATTGGAGAAATGTGTAAACTCGGCTAAATATATGCAAATTAGAGGATTCTCAAATGAAACTGCAAGAACTAGCGGCCCCTCAGCCAAGTAAACAAATCGCCAAAGTATTCGAAAGTTACTTTGGTTCACGTATCAGCTTTGACCAACTTAATCGTCGTCAAACTGCTGGCATGCTTGATCGTGTACGTGGCCTACTGGGCGAACACCAAAGTACCACAGCTCGCCATCACAGTGAAAAGAACCCCAGTTATCTTAAATTGGTAATGATGGAACAAGCCTTGCGTGGACGTCTCAAAGAGATGGATGCACCGGGCGCCAATGGACAAGTTGATCCAGCTGCTGCTGTGGCCAAGGTCAAGGATCCCAAGCTGGCTGCTGCTCTCAAGAAAAGCACTGCTGGACAAACACTCAATCCTGATGAACAAAAAATGGTTGCTGGTGCTGCATTGATGCAAGCCGAAAGCTATCGTCGTCGTCAACTGGGACGTAGACTAACTGAAAGCGAAGTGCAACAGGCACAAGTTGTGTTGGCTGCCCAAGACATGGTTGACAAGATGCAGTCCATGCTAGAAGACGTATCTGAACTGCAATTCAAAGAACTGCCAGCCTTGGTTGACAGTATCAAAAATCAAGTTGGCATTGACCAAGCTGCACAATTCAACGGTGACGCCAGTGCTGCACTAACTGGATTGATGCAAAATCTACAAGCCGCCAAGCTGCAAATGGATCAAGCTCTGGGCGTGGTCACAGGTACTGCACAAGCACCAGTTGACGCTGCTGCTGATGGTGCCATGGCTGGCGCGGAAATGGGTGCTGACATGGGTGCCGACCTAGGCGCAGAAATGGGTGCCGACATGGGTGCAGCTGATGATCTTGCTGCTGACCCAGAAGCTGAACCACCTGCAAGTGCTGGCCTGGGCCGAGCACGTAGATAATGAAAATATTTGAAGTCGACGGCGGCCTCTCAGAATTTACTCCCAAGCCTGATCAATTGATGGGCTTGGTCTCATTTCTTAACGGGCGAGCCAAAGACACTGGCAGTCAAAAACAAATCAGTCAACAGGCATTTATTAGCCTGGCTCAAAGTCTAGACATCAATGTCACTGACCAAAACATTGCTGAATTGGTAGGACAACCCCCACTGAGCAATTTACTGGAACCACTGGCGCCAGACTCCACAGATCCAATTGTGTTCAAAGGTGGTGAGGCGCCTGCACCAGCCACAATGCCAGTCAACAAAGCTCAGAACATTGTGGCTGCTGCTGCTAAATCGGCAATGAAAAAAGATCGCGGCGTTTAACACCAAACTGCATTGACATTTGTCGTTAAATACCTTATACTTAAACTAAGGAAAATTTTATGGCTTATTCAAATCAGGTAATTGATCATTATGAGAACCCCAGAAACGTGGGTAGTTTCTCTAAAGAAGACACAGATGTGGGCACTGGTATGGTCGGTGCGCCTGCTTGCGGTGACGTGATGAAGCTACAGATCAAAGTCACTGACGGAGTAATCACAGATGCAAGATTTAAAACATACGGTTGCGGCAGCGCGATTGCGTCAAGTTCGCTTGTTACTGAGTGGGTCAAAGGACGTACCCTTGAGCAGGCGGAAGCGATCAAAAATAGCCAAATTGCTTCTGAGCTTGCCCTCCCCCCTGTTAAAATTCATTGTTCAATACTTGCAGAAGATGCCATCAAAGCGGCGGTAGCTGACTACAGGATCAAACATGATCTTGTTCACTGACACTGCTCGAACCAAAATCAAACGATTGTTAGAAAAACGCGGCGGCATAGGCATCCGTCTGGCAGTAAAAACCACTGGTTGTTCGGGCCTGGCTTATGTGTTAGAATATGTTGATACGCAACCCAGTGACAACAGTACCATAAATTATGTTCAACCTGATTTTGCTGTGCTGGTAGATAAAAAACACGAAGTGTATCTTGACGGTATGACTGTGGATTATGTTCGTCAAGGTCTTAATGAAGGATTTGAATTTTCAAATCCCAACGAACGCGACCGCTGTGGTTGTGGAGAAAGTTTTCGAGTTTGAAACAAAAATATATCGATGCTTATATGCAGACTGCACAGGTGTTTGCAGAACTCAGTCATGCCCGGCGACTACACGTAGGTGCCATAGTAGTCAAGGAAGATAGAATTGTCAGCATTGGCTACAACGGTATGCCCGCAGGGTGGGACAATAATTGTGAAGATGAAATTGGACATGTGTTTGATGACAACGGCTGCATAGTTGAGACCAGATTAAAAACCAAACCAGAAGTCTTGCATGCTGAGTCCAATGCAGTTGCTAAATTGGCTAGAAGCAATGAGTCCGGCCTAGACGCAGATATTTTTATTACCCATGCTCCTTGCTTGGATTGTGCTAAACTTATCTATCAGTCTGGCATCAAACGAGTTTGGTTTGGCACAGCTTATCGCGACACCACCGGCATAGATTTTCTTAAAAAATCCAACATACAAGTAACACAAGTAAACACATGATAGTTCAGAGATACAATTATACCCCTTGCAACCGCGAAACCATTGACGGCAAACGACACTACTGTTTGCCCGACGGCAGCAAAGTTCCTAGTGTTACCACAATCCTAGATCGTACCAAGAGTGAAGAAAAAAAACAAGTTCTGATCAATTGGCGCAAGAGAGTCGGGGAACAAAAAGCACAAGAAATCACTACAGAAGCTGCCAGTCGCGGCACACGCATGCACAGCTATCTTGAACACTACATGCTGCATGACGACATGAAACCCTTGCCCGGCAATCCTTTTGCACATCCTTCATGGTTTATGGCAGCAGAAGTAATCATGCAAGGACTACAACACGTTGACGAATGCTGGGGGGTTGAAGTGCCGTTGTATTATAGTGGGTTATATGCTGGCACAACTGACTGCCTAGGACTCTGGAAGGGGCGGCCGGCAATCATGGATTTTAAACAAACCAACAAGCCCAAAAAGCGTGAGTGGATCGATGACTATTTTATACAGTTGGCAGCGTATGCAGCAGCACACAATGAAACACATGCTACTGCCATTGACTGCGGCGTTATTTTAATGGCTCAACAGCCTGCTTTGTTAGCTGACGGCAGCCTTGACAAGCCTGTTTATACAGAGTATGTGATTGAAGGCGACGAATTTGCACACTGGACAAATGAATGGATGAAACGAGTAGACATGTACTACCAGTCGCGCTAAATATGTGATACCCTGTAAGGATCACAAATCGTGGCAATTGTACAAATTTCAAGAATAACCCAACGTAAGGGTCTAACAACCGACTTACCACAACCCCTAGCTGGCGCCGAACTAGGCTGGGCGGTAGACGACCGCAGATTGTTTATTGGCAACGGAACCATCGAAGACGGTGCACCTGTTGTGGGCAACACTGAAGTACTAACTGAATTTTCAGATATCCTTGGTTTTGCAACAGCCTACACTTATGACGGCGCAGCAGCTGGATACACTGTGCAAACAGGTGCCACTGCTGGAAGCCCTGTTAGCCAGAGCATACAATCAAGACTAGACAGTTATGCAATAGTCACAGACTTTGGAGCAACAGGTGATGGCACCACAGATGACACTGCCGCAATAAATCGTGCATTGAATCAGTTGTATTGCCGAGAAATTAATCCACAAATTCGTCGCAGCTTGTTCTTTCCTGCCGGCACATATATCGTTACTGACACCATAAACGTACCTCCGTATGCCAAGTTGTACGGCGAAGGCAGCAACAGCAGTATCATCAACTTCAATGTACAAGCACATACTTCGCTGATTGCATATGCTGAAGGAATATTGGTTTCTAATAGTGGTAGTTTTTATCGCAGCTTGTCTGATGTACCAATTGGAATTCTTATCAGCGACACTCTTTATTGGGAACTCGAAAGTTTACCTGACTACGTTGGACGAACTGCTGACAGTCTTCAGCAGACTGGTGTAAACATTGCTACCAACAGTGCAACCGCACCACGCAATATTGAAATTTCTGCCATGGCAATCACAACCAATCAATTGAACAGTGGTTTCTTGTGGGAAGATGCTGAACAGTGCAGCATGGATTCAGTCACAATCGAAGGGCCCCTGACCACAACACAACTAGTGGATTCCGTTGAAAACACACGAGCAATTGATTGGTCCAGCACCGCCAGTTTGGTTACTCGTGGTGTGATCTTGAACAATTGCAAATACAAAGGTTTTACCTACGCCTCGCAAACAGATCAACAAATCGAAGGCATCACCATTAGCAACAGTCAATTTGATACACTGTATCAAGGTATTGTATTGGGTGACACAGTAGTTGTCAACGGTGGCGCATCGGGTGTTCGTATAGTTCAGAATATGTTTGACAACATATACATACAAGGAATTGTGTTTACCAATGTCAGTCGCAACGTCAGCGGCTACAATACATTTTACGATGTAGGCAACCACTTCAACGGAGCCACATTGCCAGCCAGCAGCATCATTGATATTGATGCTGTGAACAATGTCAGCGTTGGCGACATGTTTGAACGCAACAACAGTCAGAGCGCAACACACAGTCGTATTGACCTAAACAACACTAACTCAATGGCCATGAGCATGAACGTGCATGACATTGTGATGTATCAAAGCGGTGTTCAGGCCGAAAGTTTAGGTCAGGCGCTGGACCTGGGCACATATCAGCGCACCGCTGGCATTCAGGACACTCTACTAGACAACACCACAGGTGGCAACATTGCTTTTGTCACTGGCGCAGCCATCAGTTCAATACAGATGGATTATTCAATTGCCAGAGCAGATTTTCGTCGACGAGGCACCATTATTGCTGTAAAAGGCACCAGCACCACCACAACTGGTTTTGTGTTCACCGACGATTTTTCAGAAAATGGATCTACTGGAATTACTCTAGATGTGATTGGCACTGGCGGTAATATTCTGGTGCAATACACTTCAACCTCAACTGGTAGCAATGCTACCATCAAGTACAGCATTACCAATCTTGGTTGATGTGGCCTAAAAATTTTGCCGATCGGCTGGAGTCCTGGAACAATCTCAGACTCCAGGCCAGCGCAGCCGATGTAGATTCTGCTCTTGCTATAATCAACTCATGGTGGTTTAAAATCCCGTGGAAAGCATACCATTTGCACTGGGATGATTGTGAAAACTGGCCTGATCCTTGGCAGCTTTTGAGCGACGATATGTATTGTCCTCTTGCTCGCGGCCTGGGAATACTGTATACTATTACTATAATAGACCGTGCTGATCTGCAAGACTGTGTGCTAACCGAATGTGGCAGTGACAATTTAGTCCTGGTACCTCAAAAGAAATATATACTTAATTGGGATCAAGAACAAATCGTAAATATCAATCCAGCGCCGAGACATTTCCTGCACAGCATCAGTCAGAGCAAATTAAAACAACAAATTAGGTAATAATGAAAACAATCACAGTACAAAAACGCAATGGCCTTCGCGAGCCCTTGGCGTTGGAAAAATGGCAAACACAGATTGCAAAGGTATGTTCCGGCATTGCAGATGTTAGTCAAAGCATGGTAGAAATCAAGGCACAATTGCATTTTTATGATGGTATTACCACAAGAGAAATTGATGGTATCACGCTCAGAGCTATTGTGGACTTGATTGATGTAGAATCAAATCCTGGAGTTGGACATACCAACTATCAGTTTGTAGCTGGCAAACAGCGACTCAGTATGCTAAGAAAAGATGTTTATGGAACCTACACGCCTCCTCACCTGTATGAGATTGTGAAGACCAATGTGGCCACAGGCTTGTACACGCCCGAACTACTGGAATGGTACACCCCGGATGACTGGAACAGAATGAATGACATGCTGGACCATGCCAAGGACGAACAATACAGCTATGCAGCCATTGAGCAGCTGATTGAAAAGTACCTGGTAAAAAATCGTAGTACAGGACAAACCTATGAAACTCCACAAATTAGATACATGGTCGCGGCCGCTACTGTATTTCACTCAGAAGAACCGAACACAGCGAGAATGCGCTACATCAAAGAATACTACAACGCTGCTTCAGACGGTCTCTTTACTCTTGCTACTCCTGTACTTGCTGGACTGGGTACTCCTACAAAGCAGTTTTCGAGTTGTGTTCTTATACGTAGCGATGATGACTTGGATAGTATATTTGCTTCGGGAGAAATGATGGCCAAGTATGCTAGCAAACGTGCTGGCATTGGCTTGGAGATAGGACGTCTTCGTCCATTGGGTTCACCCATCCGTGGAGGTG